CTTGTGGAAAAGCATCTTCAAACCAGGAAGCGTAACCCTCCTCTTCTCCAAGAACTCCGACGATGCCCACGAACTCATGCGGCGAGTGCGCGGCATGTGGAGCAGACTGCCCAACTGGTTAAAACCAGAAGCAGAGAAAGAACTAGAGAAAGAACTAGTCTTGAAACTAGGGGACAGGACATCGAGGATCAAGAGCTTTACCACAACCAAACATGCAGGCCGGTCATACACAGCAAGTTTAGTAATCATAGACGAAGCAGCCTTTATACCATTTCTCGACCAGCTCATGAACGCCGCCGAAGAAACAGCAGACGCAGGCGGTCAGCTAATCGTAATTAGCACCAACGACAAAGAAAAACCAAACAACGGATTCGCTACACTGTACAAACGCGCCGTCAAAGGCACAACCGATTACAAACCATTGTTTATACCGTGGTACGGCCGGCCAATGCGAGATCGCGCCTGGTACGAACATAAAAAGCGCACAAAGCGGCAAGACGATTTATGGCAAGAGTATCCAGAAATACCAGCCCAGGCATTAGCCGGGTTAAGCGCAACCAAGCGATTCGATCCAGAGTGGCTCCGATTATCTACCAGAGATGATGCACCGTTGAGCAAATATGGCATGACCGGCTTGCCGAGATTGCCGGGAATTACCTATTACGCGCAGGTTGTGCAGGGGCGCGATTATTTAATAGTCATAGACCCAGCAGAAGGAGATATCACCAGTGACCCGACCGCAATAGTCGTGTTTGATACAATGTTGTGGGAAGAAGTCGCCTTTATGCAAGGAGCCTACGAGCCAGGCGTGGCCGCAGGCTTTTGCTATCGTCTAGCCAGCGCCTTCAACAACGCCGTTATATGCCCTGAGCGGAACAACCACGGGCACGCCGTGATACTGTCATTGCGGCAATTTTACGAATACAAGTGGATTTACAAGAGTCCATTCGATAAAAAATTAGGGTGGCTAACCAGTCATAGAACAAAAACATTAGCAATGGACAAATTAGCCGAATTAATGGAATTTGGAGAGTTTGGAATAAAGTCTAAAATAATATTAGCGCAATTAGCCAATATAGACGCAACCACACAGGAAGCGCCAGAAGGCGAGCACGACGATGCCGCAATGGTCGCCATAATAGCCGCAGCCGCATTGACCTGGACAACCATCAGGAAAAAGACACGCAGAAGGCGGTTAGTAAGCGTGAGTATGTAGCGAAGCGTCTTCGCGGAGCATCCGGAGTTCTTACGTAGGCCAAGGAGAGAGTGAAACATGAGACCAGATCTAGAACTAGACGACCTCGAAGAGAAGATACCAGGCGTAGACCAGTACAATCAACTGTATTACGAAGGCGATCACTGGCAGGCAGGAGCCGGGTATACAGGGCCGAGACTACCGGCTGATCATCCTCTCTATGGTGTATGGCTCGCAGAAATGCAGCGCATCTTCGTCAGCAAAGACATATTAAAAGAGATCCGCAACCGCGAGAAGTGGGCCTTAACCGGCAAAGCGTGGACCTGGACCATCCTAGACGAGAACAACGAGCCGCTTGACGAAGTAGCATCAACCGAGCTGAAACGATGGCTCGAAGATTGGATGCAAGAAAAGAAAGTCGTCAAAACCGTAGCCGACGCCATCGAGAACAGCGGGTGGGCAGCAGAAGACGGAGAAGAAGGGCGCGGATTATTGAGATTCTACATACCAGAGCAGCGACTAGAGAACGGAGCAGCCTCCGCCGAGAACCTTGGCGACGCATTGAAATTAATTGAGTTAGAAGCGCCAAGTCCAGAAAGCGCCACAATCATGGAAGATGCAGACACCGAATACGAGCAAGTCGGCTTTATATCATGGACCGAAGAAAAAGCAGGCGAAGAATTTGATAGAGCCGAACTAGTATACGTAAACGAAAGCGGCATGACCGTTATCGAGAACCTCGTTCAGAGCGAAGCCGTAAGCACCGGCACAGTCGAAGTAAACCTGCTTGGCAACATCACCATGTACGAAATGAAACGGCCGTTAGTGATAGATGCCAGTATGCGCAGCTTGCAGCGATTTTATAACCATGTAGCAACCGCCTTTCAAGCAGCAGTCGGCGGCGCCGCGTGGCCAGAAGACTTCTTCTTCGGATTACTGCCTCCAGGCCAGTGGGAAACAGGAGAAGACGGGAAAGACACCTTCGTTCCAGAACCACTAGTTCGAGGGCCGGGAAGAAGCCACTTTTTGCAACCTGGCACAGTCTTAGACGAAGACGGCAGCGAACGCGCCATAATGGGAGGTCGGCACGCAAGAACAGAGCCAGTACCCGCGACATTGTTCATAGAAGCCAAGAACAACATACAGTCAGACATGATCGCCAGCGCCTTCCAGGCGTACACCGAGATCACCGGCATGGCCCAGGCCAGCGGCGAGAAATTGCAGTTAGCGCGAGGCGACTTCGAGAGCGCCGCCACAGACACCGCAAACGAAACACGGCTAATGGTAAGGTGGGTATTAGAGACCGCCATCATGTTAGCCCAGACAGTAGAAGGAGGAGCCGAGCCAACCAAATATAATATACCCGTATCCGTGCAGATAGACACAGGCGTAGTCACCGCAGAGCATAAACTAATTTTGAGCCAGCTAAGAACAGACAAATTCATCAGCCATGAAACCGCCCTAGCCGAAGCAGGCTATCCAAACCCAACAGCCGAAATACTGAAAATTATCAAGGCAATGGACGAAGCAGATCTAAGCCAAACCGTCGTACCAGGTGCAGTAGACGCAACAGGCGGCGATGTTGGCACCGACATGGACACCGAGATCGATCAGACAACAGATCCAGAGAGAGCCGCAGACAAAGCGCGAAACAGCGCCACAGGAGTAAGCGGCGTCTGAGGCAGATAACAGCGCACTAGCGACGCCGCGCAAAGGGGAATATATAATATGAAGTATTCAATAACAGGAAATCCAAGCGAATTCGGCCTTCGAGCAATCGGATGGGCGCAAGGCAGCAAGGGCAAAGCGACCAGGAAGCAAGCGCAAGCATGGTCCCGCGCAATCTTACAGGAAGCAACAAACACCCTCCTGTTCAGGTATAACGTACACCTAAACGATATGCTAGGAAGAGATGGCCTGCCAATTGTAGGGACAGAAAACAAAAACGAGCAGATAGAGTACAGCGAGCCACCTGCTCAGAAGAAGAGGCGGGTGAGGAAACCAAGTCCGAAGAAAGCTATGGCGAAAAGGCGGAAAGCCATGGCGGGAAGCATGGCGAGGCTTAGGGAGCAGAGAGAAGAAGGTGCGAGCGAGTAGTGCTCCCTAAAAGGGGAAAGAGAAGAGAGACTTGATTTCCAGAGAAAGATCCATTATATTCATAGACAGTATAGACAAGGGGCAAAATGACAGATTTAGACGGTAATACAAGCGGTCAAACAGGCCAAACGACACAAGCGACAGGCCAAACGACACAAACGACACATGACGGCGGCGATGCTGCACGTCTAGCAGACTTCCAAAGCCAGCTCGCGCGGCATAAGGGCGATGCTCTAAACATGGCCGAAAGGTATCACGAAAAAAATTATCAGTTGCGGCAGCGAGCGCAGGCCGCAGAAGCGCAGATACCGAAAGAAGGTTCAGTCGTAATTACCGCAGACGAAGCAACCTTGCTGAAAACCTATAAAACTCTTGGAACTCCGACGGAAATCACAGAGAAAGGAACTACGCTCAGTAAGTTGCAGAAATACCAGATGGTCAGCGAAGCGGCGCAAGTCGCGGGAATGAACCCGAAGGTACTGTCCAGATTATTGCCTGAAGCAGCAGTATTAGAAATAGGCGAAGCCAACGATGAAAACGGAGTCGCGAAGCGGACCGTATTATTTGTAGAGGGTGAAACAAAAACCCCCTTGGACAAGTATGCAGAAGCTAGTTGGAAAGACTTTCTCCCAGCGCTGAACACCGCGCAGGACTCCCAGCAAGTAGGAACCCCCTGGATACAACAACAAGGTAGTACGGCCGGCGATGCTGGTAGTGGCGGGATGCACCCTCTCTTGAAGAAACAGTTGGACGCAGCAGAAAAACGGGCTGCTCCACAACAATCTGATTGATGAGGTAAACATAGATGGCACGAGTAACCACTTACCAAGATAGTCGTCCCTTTGTGGTCCAGCCAAACACACTTGTGTATGACACAGGTCGTGATATTGATTGGGCCAACACCGACGGTGAAACCACGATCCCCGCAGGCACTGCAGTTGTAATAATTGTAGCCAGCGGCAAAATCTGTCCTTGGGCAACAAAGCCAGGGTCAGAAGCCGCAGCGGGTATCTTAGCGGCTGGAGCTGACCAGAACGACCGTACTGGCACACCAGGCCATGCCATGATCATAGGTGGCAATCTATTCGAGAATCTGCTGAGCTCCTACGAAGAGACAGATTGGGCTGACATCAAAACGTCACTCAATCTGCTTGGGACATGGGTTTGGCAGACATACGCGGACAGCCGCGCAACCTAGAGCATAGGATAAGGAGATACAATGCTTAGCTTAAACTTCACCGATGCTCTACGCGACCTTGGCCCAAACGCAGCTTTCACGTTCGCCAACGAGGTTCGCCCCCCGGATTGGTTCCTCTTTAACCGCTTCTTACCAGAACGGCCGGAACCAGAGTACGTAGCCGAGTCTGGCAACATCACCGTTCGGTCAGCAATGGCCGGGTTGGTGGCGACCGATTCCCCCTACCCCCCGACCGGAATCACGCAAGTTAGCACCTTCATTCAGGAAGTTGCTAAGATTGCAAACTACGTCACGCTTCCTGAGCGATCCATTCGTAAGATCCAAGCGCTGCTCGTCCAAAAAGGAATGAACAGCTCCCTCGCGTTTATCCAGACAGAAGTCTTGAACTTCCTGGAGAAAGTCCTGGTGCAAGGGCACTTAGACACCTTCGAATGGCTACGCGCCCAGGCAATCACCAGCGGCGCTATTTCTTGGACATTCAACAATCAAACATTGGCCGTGACCTACGGCATCCCATCAGCGAACATACTTACCACCCGCACGTCAACCGCTGCATGGGACAGCACCGCCTCAGCCTTCTGGACTGATGTCGCCTTGCTGCAATCCGCACTCAACTACAACGTTGAAGCGCTGATAGTCCACCCCAACACCCTGACCAGCATCATCAACAACGATGTCAACAAAATCGAGATGATCTCCCAGGTTGACCAGGGCAATGGAACGCAGGTCTATACATTCCGTCGCTTGATTGGCTCCCTCGAACGTCCAGACAGCGACGTTCGTCGAACCATTCAGTTGATCGCCTATGGTCTCGAAGCCGAAGTCATGGACCCCGCTGGTACTGGTGCAGATATCACTCAGAAGCTCCCCTTCATGCCGGAAGGCAAGATGGTAGCTATCGCAGGCGGTGGCCGCACAGGTTACCGAGTAGGAGAAGGCTCTACGGATGATCCCTACAAGTCTATGAACCTTGGCTACACCCACCTCGCCCCAACGGTCGAAGGTGGCGCTGTTCCAGGTCGATGGGCACAGGTATTCACACCCGAAGCCATGCCTATGCAGCTTCACGGCCGGGCCGTTACTAACGGCTTGCCGGTCATTGAAGTACCTGAGAAAATTGCAATCGCGTCGAGCAACTTGTCATAGTTGTTGTGATTGACTCATTGCTGAGGACTTAGGGTGCAGTTGTATCGTGTAACACCCACGACGCTGCTCCCTAAGTCATTCCCCCTAAAGGAGAAAAACAATGGCCGACAAACTACAGCCGGTAATAAAAATACGCGACACGTATGTGAAGTGGAGCAACCAGCCTGCCACCGAAGCGGAGTACAAGGCGTATCATGCGCAGGAAGCTAAAGAAGAACGCGCCGCAAAGACGGCCGCGAACAAAGCGGCTAAGGCGGAAGCTGCCAAAGCTAAAGCCGAAGAAAAGTAGGTAAACTGCTATGGCAGACCTCTTCACGTCAGTTCAATACGAAATTGGAGACAGTGACCCCGAACATGGCATCATGCCAGGCAACAAGCAGGTCACAGCCAGCCAGTTCCAATATGCAGCCGCGCAAGAACGGGTGACAGAGATGCTCGTCCCCACTCAGCGCGAAATAGGGCGTGTCTCCGCCAAACTGCTCGAAATGGCACAAGCTGCATGGGCAACACAACCTGTTGAATCCGAGTTGGGACCGTCAGCCGAAGTAAACAAGACTAGTTCATTCCTTGGACAGAAAGCGAAAGAGCTTAGGCTGTCATGGGGACATGGCGGCTTAGAAAGCGATACAGCCGGTCGAGATCAGCGAGTGTCGATTTATTCCGGGCACGGAGCGTACATTGTCCCGCCAGGTATAAATTAAAGTGACACAACTCTATGAGACTCGCTGCACCGTAACCGAGCTGGACCAGCTTGACGGAACACCCACCGTTATTGTTGCGAATCTACCATCTTCCCCGCCTTTCCCTTATAACTACCGGCAGACGCGAGCAGAAACCGCCTACGACTTCCACCCTATCAATGTACTTACGGCCGTCCCAGCAAGCGCAACAATCAAAGAAAACATGCGTATGGTGTTCCCCGATGGACAGAACTTCCGCATACACAGTGTTAACCCGTGGCCGATGGTAAGCCCTCAGTTCCTAGAAATTATTTTACATGGTGATGGCGCATGACCGATTATGGCGAAGACATCGAGCAATGGACGGCAGCAGTCATGGTTCTTTGCCGAGAACTCGAAAAGCTCGACCGGATCAACGATCCCGTAACAAGCAACCCCGCTCTTTCCATCGTTAAGATGGTGGCCGCAAGAGCCGTTCCGCTGTATAAGGCAGTATCACCCGTAGATACAGGTCTGCTCAGAGACTCTCACATCGTCGGGGGAAGCGGCATATCAGACAGCCAATCAGGGGTGGAGGCATGGGCAGAAATAATCATTGACCCCAATACGGAAGAAAACATAAAACACGGAGGATTTCCGAGAGATTACGGCCCAGAATATCACAGAGAGAAACGAGCATGGTTTCTTGAAGCAACTCCTCCAGCGCAAGAGCTTTTTGATAAAATTGCCGACGAGCAGTTCCAGGCAGTCATAAATATAGTGGATTGGTAAGATGTCTAAAATAAAAGAAGTACGCGCAGAGATCGCGGCCTTACTTGTAGCTGATACAGAGCTGACAACTACCTTACAGGTACATACCTACGCCTCCCGCCAATTGCCTGGGAGATTCGAGCGTGAGCTATGCGTATTTTCGGGAGGGTCTGCGCCAGAGCGCGGGGCCGTGCTTGGCGGGGGGAATTATGGTGCATTTTATCAATATGTACTATTATGGCTCATTAAATTCGAGACTGATGAACTCGCAGCGGCAGAAGATGTAAGCGACGATGTTGAACAAGTCATTTACCGTGTTTTGCTAGAAGAAAACAAGAGACATACGCTTTGGAGCAAGCTCGTGTTTCCGGGGATTAGTTTACGGCCGGTCGCTCCTGGTGGCACTCAAAACGCCCATTACGGCCGAACAGTAGTGAGGATTAACATATGACAAAGAAAGCAACAAGCAAATCCGCCGCAAAAGAGCCGGTGCAGCAGTACGTTGTTCTTACTCGCATATCCTATAAGTCAATGATTCCAGACGAGCAGGAATACATTGATCCGTTTGTGAATCCAGAGACCGGAAAGATTGACCCATACCATCCAGACGCACGAAGAGTAACGCTAGAGCATATGAGGCCAATAGATCGGAACCTACTTCTCATGCGAAATACCCTGGCAAAAGATAAATAAACAGAAGAGTCCTAAACAGTAAATTCGACAAGGAGATTATACAGCATGGCAATATCAGCAGAACGATACATCCCAGATAGCGGCTCTGTTTTCGTAAACGGAGGAGAAGTGAACGGAAGTGTTAAGACCGTTTCACCCGCTGCCCCGCGTAGAGCAGAACGGACCGTAAACAGTTTAGGCGGCAGCGTCACAGACCTGCAAGACCAGGACAAAGCCGGTGATCTTGAAGTTCAGATAGAACTCTTCGATGACAAATCGCTGGCGCATGATATTACCGGCCTCCTGCACATCCTGCACAATGCCTATGAAACAAACACCCCGCTTACCGGCCTGGTAGTTATCCCAGCAGGAAGCACCGCAGGCATGGCCGAATACACCTATGGCGGCACAATACACGTTGTCCAATGTCCTCCCCATGCGGACCTGGATGCAGACACCGAAGATGAAGCAACCGTAAGCGTCGTAATTACGGCCGAATCCGTCAGCATAGCGGATGCCACCTAGATAGAGAGCATTAAACAAATTTAGATTCTCAAGGAGATAGCAAGACATGGCATTAACAACAGAACGATACATACCCGATGGCGGGAAAGTCACCGTAAACTCAGTGGACCAAAGCGGTTCAATTAAGACGGTCTCTCCTTCCGCGCCACGACGCAGCACCAAGAAGATCAACACCCTTGGCGGCAGCGCAACCGAATCCCAAGACCGCGACAAAGCAGGGAACTATGAAGTAGGGCTTTCCGTCTTGGATGATCGGTCGAAAGGCAATGAAGTCGCCGGCATTTTAGGAGTTCTGTATGCCGCTTACATCGGGAATAACTCTTTGTCTGCACTCACAATCGTACCGGCAGGGAGTACACCAGGCATGTCCGAGTACTCGTATTCCTCCGTCGAGGTCGTCCAGTGTCCTCCGCATGGGAACATGGAAGCAGACACCGAAGATGAGGCAACCGTTGATGTCGTTCTTACCGCCGCCAGCGTATCGTCAGCGGCCTTATCATAGTTTCAATCAGTCTAGTCACACTCAGTCTATCAAGCCTTCGTAGAAGCGTAGGCGCATAAACAAGGGGAATATATACAATGGCACAAGAAAAAACAAAGGCGTTCGTCAACGAGAAAGTACACGAGATCGAGATAGAAGGGTCAGGATTGAAAGGGACTGTTACCCTGCCCATCATCATGACCGGAAATCAGCTCGCGTTATACATCCAGTCTACAAGAAAGAATGTGGAGTTAGCCGAGAAAGCAGAGGAAGAAAACTACACAGGCGAACTCGTTGCCAGGGAACTTACAACCTGGAATAACATTCACCACCTGGTCCTTGCGATTGATTTCCCGTATGTCACGATGGATAATTTCAAAGATGGAGGGAAACGCCCGTGGCCGGCACTCACCTTCCAGATCTATGACAAGGCGAAGCCTGTAATTGATGCGGCATTAAACGTAAAAAAGTTAGAGAGCTAGTTTGGCAATGGTCGCAGGCAGACGGAAAGGAAACGCCTTATCCACCAATACACCCAATTCTGTCTATGGCGAACTGGCTCTATGACGCAAAGACAAGCGCCGCGACCGGACATGCTCGTTTTAGACTTCCGTACCCTGGAGGAGATTGGAGCGAAGAGAAGAAAAAAAATGAATACTTCCTCTTCTTGATGGAAGAAGCCAGAGCCACGGCCATTGTAGGGCATAAAGTGAAGAAGGGTAAAAAGCTAACCGACAGAGAGAACAAGCTGCTCGAACAAATAGCCGAAGCCCTCTAGCTGATATCGCGGAGGTACCGCACGCATGACAGATAAAGTCCTAAAAGCCGTATTCTATCTACGGGCAGAAGCAGAAAACTTCAAGAAAGTAAAGAATGAGGCCAAGTCTCTCACAGGCGAGATGTTGGATCTCAGCGATGCCTATAAAAAGAATGTAGCCTCCGCAAAAGAGATAAGAAACGCGCTCAAAGCTCTTGAAGCAGCCGAGAAGGGCGGCAGCGACGAAGCCGAAGTACTTAATACCTCCTTAGATCACCTCAGCGCCACAATGGTGAAGCAAGAGGAAGCCGTCAAAGACACCGCCAAAGCGATGGCCTTGGCGGAAGATGCGACAGAAGAACAGAAAGCGGCGACAAAAGAACTTGCAAATGTCATAGAAGAGGAAGGAGCTGCAAGAGAACAGGCCAACGAAGCCATAAGAGAGAACCGGCAAGAAACCGAGCTGTCCACCAAAGCATCCGAAGAACATATCGTCGCTGAAAAGCGATTAACAAAAGAGCTAGAAGAAGGCTTTGTCGAAACGAAAGCCTTAACCCAAGCTACACAGAAACTTTCCACAGCCAAAGAAATAGCCAAACTAGAAACGGCCGAGCTTTCCACATCGGAAGGATTGCTCGCGCAAAAGCAGCAGGCGTCTGTTCGTGCCAGCAAAGATATTCTTGTCCAGACAGCGCGAATAAAACAAGAGCGCGAACAGGGTATCGGCGCTATCAAAGCCGAAGAAGCAGCGACGCACGAACTCGCCACGGAAAAGATAGTTCTCAATAGAGAGATAGAAGAAGAAGTGCTGCACCTTCGAGCCGTAAAGCAAGCAGCTCATAACGCGAGAGTTTCAGAAGAAGAACTCAAGAACACCACCACCCTCTTAGGCATTTCAATGCAAGACCTAAAGAAGTCCCTGATCACGGCCGTCGCCGCTGGTGGTGTCGCGGGTCTCGTATTCAAGGGCATGGAGCTAATAGGGGACGGATTCAGACGCGCAAAAGATGCAGCCGTGGAGTTTCAGAAAGCATCTACTCAAGCCTTCTCTGACCTTCAAGAACAAGTAGCCAGAACCAAAGCACAAGTCCCTGAACTTGTCGCATCACAAGAAGAGCTGTACACAAGCTCCGTAAGAATTGCTAGAAATATAGGCAGAGCGCCGCTAGAAGTAGCCACAGCAATGCGGAAAGCGCAAAACCTTG